GCGCATCGAGCTCGGCGCCTCCGACACGATCCAGCTCGAGGGCATGTACAAGATCGTCGTCGAGTCGAAGAGCGACTCGAACCCCGACGACGTCAAGTACGTGATGGAGCCCGCGACGTTCTACGTCGCCCGGCGCGGCGAGGTCGTGGACATCCCGCCGTCGGAGCCCGAGGAGTTCGTGCAGGGGGACATCCCCCCGCGCTGGCTCCCCGACGTCGACATCATGACGCTCGGCGACTCGATCTCCGTGCAGGCGTCGCCTAACAACTACCAGGAGTATCTCTACAACAAGCTCGCGCCCGTGTTCACGAACAGGTTCAACCTCCGGTTCGTCGGCTCGGCGAACGGCGTACCCCCGACCTGGGTCGAGGGGCACCCGAGCTACCGGCTAGACAGCGTGGCGGCGCCCAGCCTGAGCTTGACCGCCAACCTCAGCACTTGGCTGCAGCTCTCGCCTGACGTCATCGTAGTGCACGCTGGCGTGAACGACATCGTCAGCGGCGAGTGGACGGGGTCGCAGGCGGCGACGAACATGACGACGCTTCTGACGACCATCTTCTCGCTCCTCAAGGGCGTGCGGGTCATCGTCTGCAAGATCATCGGCGTGACGGGCGCGTTCTCCGGCTTCCAGTCAGCGATCAACACCTTCAACGCCGCGCTCGACGGTGTGGTGAACGGGCTTGGCTCGTCGGTCAGTGACGTCATGCTCGTCGACTGCGCCGCAGGCTTCGACGTCGGGACCATGCTGCAGGGCGACGGCATTCACCCCAACGCCGCCGGCGCGCAGCACATCGCGAACAAGGTCTTCGACGGGATCAAGATCGCGGGGTTCGGAGTCTAACCCATGGCGTCCTCCTTCCAGTTCCCGCTCATCATGCCGAGCACGAGCTCGTTCGACGACGCCTCGGGGCGCCTGCAGGCGGCGATCGACCGCGCGAGCAGGGGCGCCTCGGTGACCGGCGGCATGGGGTACGTCGAGCTCGCGGAGGGCGACTTCTACACCTCCGTGCCCATCAACCACAAGAGCAACGTGCTCGTGTCGGGGCACCGGGGGCGGCGCTTCCGCGTGCGCAAGCACGGCAGCTGGGCGCTCACCGGAGCCGACAACTACCTCAACGCGTTCTGGAAGCTCGCCGGCGCGACGAACACGGCGAAGCTGAACACGACCCTGACGGCGAACGCCATCGTCGACGCGAAGACGATCACCGTCGCCTCCGCAGGCACGCTCGTCGCGGGCGACTGGATCTGGATCCAAGGCACGCAGTACCCGAGCATGATCTACCCGGACAGCGACGCGGGGCTCGTCATCCGCCGCGAGCTCGTGCAGGTCGACAGCTCTTACGCTGGTGGCACCACCATCGCGCTCGCCGAGCCCCTGATGCAGAGCCACGCCAGCGGCAACTCGGTCGTCGCTGTCACACCGCTCGAGAACGCGGCGCTCGTCGGCGCCGACTTCTACTCGCCCGCGGGTAGCGTCGCCGTGGGCGTCATGCAGGAGTACGCCTCGCGCACGGCGTACGAGGACATTTCCGGCGAGGGTCTGTCCCGCGCCGTGGTCAACCTGGTCGGGTCTCGCGACTTCGAGGTGCGCGGCGTCCGGGGCAACGGCGAGAACAACTCGCTCGTGCTCGCCTACTCCCCCATCGACGGCTCGATCTCCGGCTTGCGGAACGACGGCAACGGGAAGCGCTTCCACTCCTCGGGCGTGGCGCGCGCGCTGCTGCAGATGCAGTTCTGCCCGGTGGCGATCCGGGTCGACGACCTCGTGCTCAAGCATGGCTGCATGGGCGTCTTCCTCGGCGGCGGGAAGCACCTCAAGTTCGGCGACGTGATCGTGCACGACATGGACACGGCGCAGGCGCTCAGCACGCAGATCACCGCGGGCGAGGCGGGCAGCGGGCAGCGCATGGGCGCGGGGTGGATGAGCGGCGCGGGTCCGGTCGGGGCGTCGGGCTACGCCGAGTTCGGTCACGATGTCGTCGTCGACGCGCTCGAGATCTTCAACGTGCGCCACGACGCGAACGGCTGCGCCGCCTACGTGCACGACACCGGCTACCACTTCGACCGCATCAGCATTATTCAGGGCAGCGCGGTGCCCGGCACCATGTACGGGTTCGTGTTCTCCGACACCGGCGGCACGATCGACTCGATGAACATCGAGGGGGTCACGAACGGCATCGTCAGCGAGAACCCCTTCGTCACGATGCACTGGGGCACCGTCGGGCTCAGCGCCACGCCCTACGGCGGCGGGTCCAACGGGTCGATGCCGATCCAGCTCGCGCACACGAGCGGCTCGATCAAGATGGAGCGCCTCAGCTTCAACAACTATAACAACGCGATCCGGTTCGGCGGCAACTTCAACGACTCGGGCTTCACGATCGAGGAGATGCTCGGACCGGACGTGGTGACCGGCGAGCTCGCCATCCGCACCGACAACATCATGGCGTACAACGACACCGGGTCGTCGTTCGACGCCGGCGACGTGGTGCGGATCAACGGCATGAAGTCGATCACGGTCGGCGGTCAGACCCGCCTCTACCCGAAGATCGAGACCCCTACGGGCGCCGGCAACGCCGGGCTCGCGGTCGTCACCGTCGGGGCGCCCCTCGACATCGGCACCGGGTTCATGATGATCACCATGGCGCCGGCGAGGCACTGCACCATCAAGGTCGCCGACGCTAACGTCACGGCGGGCGACATCCTCGAGGCGCAGAATGGGTCACGCCTGGCGGTGGTGAACAACTCCTCGACGAACCCCCTGGCTATCGCCTCGACGTCTAAGACGGGCTCGGCTAACACCGCGGTGCACGCCATCCCGCCGACGCACGCCTAACCCCCTGGACAGGCGCCTTGACTTCGGTCAGGCTGACCTGAGGAGCGACCCCCGGCGATGAACTGGAAGTTCTGGCAGCGCTGGCAGAAGCGCCCGCGGGGGCGCAGCGACGGGTGGGAGAACCTGGTCACCGGGCTCGGCACCGTCCGGGACAAGCGCACCGCGAGCGCGTTCTACTCGTGCGCCGTCGACGACGCCACCGCCCGCGACATGTGGCGCGCCGAGCCAATCGCCGCTAGGGTCATCGAGCTCATCCCGAAGGAGATGTTCCGGCAGGGCTTCTCGGTCGCGGTTAAGGACGAGGGCGCCGGGCGTGAGGTCTCCGAGGCGATCGACGAGTACTTGAAGCGCCTCGACGCCCTGCGGGTCTTCCGCCTGGCGAAGTCGATGGAGCGCGCCTACGGCGGCGCCGCCATCCTGCCCGCGACGAACGACCTGCAGAGCTCGCTCGCCTCGCCGCTGCGCCCCGACCAGTCGGTATCGGTCAAGGCGCTGCAGGTCTTCGAGCCCCGCGAGCTGCAGGCGGAGAGGTACTACACCGACCCGCGCAACCCGAAGTTCCGCAAGCCCGAGCTCTACCGCCTCAACCCGATCAACCCGGGCGGTTTGGCGACGGCGTCGAACGTCCTGATCCACGAGAGCAGGCTGATCATCTTCCCCGGGATCCGCGTGTCGGCGGAGCAGCCGACCGGCACCTTCCAGGGCTGGGGCGACAGCATCCTGACCCGCGTCGCCACCACGCTCCGCGACTTCGGGTCGAGCATGGACTCCGTCGCGCACCTGGTGCAGGACGCGTCGCAAGCGGTGTACAAGATCCAGGGTCTCGCCGCCGCCATGGCGGGCGACGACGAGGACATCATCAAGACCCGCATGGAGCAGCTCGAGCTCTGCCGCTCGGTGCTGCGGGGCTTCATGCTCGACGCCGAGCACGAAGACTTCGAGCGCAAGGGCACCACGTTCACTGACATCCCCGCGGTCATCGACCGCCTCGCGAATTTTCTCGCCGCCGCGACCGACATCCCCGTGACGATCCTCATGGGGCAGGCGCCCGCCGGGCTCAACGCCACCGGCGACGCCGACACCCGCTTCTTCTACGACCGCGTCAGCGCCGCGCAGGACGATCTCACGCCGCTCATCGAGCAGCTCGTGCGCCTGATCTTCCTCTCGGCTGACGGCCCCACCCGGGGCAAGGAGCCGAAGAAGTGGAGCGTCGAGTGGACTCCGCTCTGGCAGCCCTCCGAGAAGGAGGTCGTCGAGACGCGCGCCATGCAGTCGGAGATCGACGAGCGCTACTTCAACATGGGTGCGCTGTCCGCCACCGAGATCCGTCAGTCGCGCTTCGGCGGCGACGCCTACTCGCTCGAGACGACCATCGACCCCGAGCTCGACGAGATGGTCAAGGAAGAGGCGGAGACCGACCTCACCACCCCCGTGCCCGGCACACCGCCGGCGGGCGGGACCGGCGAAACCGCCACGCCGAGCCCCGGTAGCCCGGTACCGTCCAAGCCCGCCGGCGGACCTTCCCCCGAGAAGCCGTAGTGCCGCACCGCAAGCAGCACACGCTCGCGCGCATCCGCGTCATGCGCCAGATCCTGCAGCCGCGCCGCCCGATGTGGCGCAAGCGCAGGCTGCCGCGCCAGGCGCAGCCCGACGGCGTGCGCGTGACCTACTGGAAGCGGATCCGCGAGCTACTACTGGACAAGGCGCGCCGCCTGGTCGAGGAGCGCCTGCTGCCGCGCCTGCCCGAGATCCTGCGCCGCGCGAAGATCCTGTACGGCGACCGCCAGGACGCCGACATCAACGACCTCATGGACGAGCTGTCCAAGAAGTTCTTCGACGAGCTCAAGCCCAGCGAGCTCGAGCGCGCCGCCCGCGCCGTGGCGAGCGCGACGGCTGACTTCCACAAGGAGCAGCTGAACAAGCAGGTGCGCGCTGCCGTCGGCGTCGACGTGCTCCGTGCCGAGCCCAGCCTCGAGGGTCGCGTCGGGGCGTTCGTGTCCGAGAACGTCGCGCGGATCAAGAGCGTCCCGAACGCCTACTTCGACGAGATCGAGAAGCGTGTGACGCGCGCGGTGCGCGAGGGCGCCACCTCCGACCAGCTCGCGACCAGCCTGCAGGAAGCCTACGAGATGTCCGACCGCCAGGCGAAGCTCATCGCCCGCGACCAGATCGGGAAGTTCTACGGCGAGGTCAACGAGGCGAGGCAGCAGGCGCTCGGCGTCACGCACTACATCTGGCGAACGTCGAATGACGAGCGCGTGCGACCGGAGCACGCTGACCGTGAGGGGAAGCGGTACGCCTGGGAAGACCCGCCGGAGGACGGGCACCCGGGCGAGCCCATCAACTGCCGCTGCTACCCCGAGCCCGACATGTCCGAGATCTTGGAGGCGTTGTGATGAGCGAGTGCGACCACGGTGTGACCTTGTCCCGCTACTGCGAGTCCTGCGTCGGCGACGACGGGACAGCCGCGAAGTTCTCCGGCTTCATGCTGGGGGCGATCACCATGTTCGGCATCATTATGGTAGTCGCGCTCCTCGCTTCGTGCGCGCACCTGAGCGCGCCCGGACTCAGCCCGCGCGAGCAGCACAGCGCCGCGCTCGAGCTCACGGTCGAGTGCGTCTACCCCGCGCCCCTGGCGGGGAGCCCGCAGGAGGCGCTCCTCGCCCTGATGGGCGGGATGCCCAAGGGCGGGTGGGGCTCGGCGGTCGCCGTCAGCCCGAGCCACGCGCTCACCGCGAGGCACGTGATCGACTGCGACCTCGAGCTGCCCTTCGGGCTCGGCACGCTCGCGGGCGAGCCGATGAAGCTCACGCTGACCATGAGCTCCGGCGCCTCGGTCGAGGCTGTCGTGCTCGAGGAGGGTGCGACGCCCGACGACGACTTCGCCTCGCTGGTCGCCGTCGAGGGCTCGCGCCCGTTCGACACGTGGGCTGCGATCTCGGACCACAACCCGCGCATGCCTTACAAGGACGCCGCCGGCAAGGAGCACCCGGGCGAGATGATGTGCGTCGCCCCGGCGCACCCGTTCCGCGGGCGGCGCTGCGGCGAGCTGCAGACCTACGAGAAGGGCGACGAGTGGATGGGCGCGGGGTACGTCATTTACGACGCCCACTCCGACCCGGGCAACTCAGGCAGCGGGGTGTACGGCGAGGACGGCAAGCTCATGGCGATCCACGTCGCCAGCGTCGGGCGCAGCGCCGGCGGCGGCTACGTCGTCGGTCGCTGGCGCGGTCGCGTGCCCCAAGCCTACGCCGACCTCGAGCTCGGTCAGTAGCCCCCTTGACACCTGTCCTGACTTCGGTCAGCCTGACCTGAGAAACGACACCCATGATCCTCTTGGGCACCATCGCGAACGCAGGGTCGGACGTCAAGACGAACCTCAACACGTCCGTTCCTTTCTCCCTGCCGAACAACGCGCGCATCTTCATCAAGAGCGCGAGCACCACGCTCGGGTTCCTCGGCAAGGAGGGGCAGGATGCGGCGTTCGCTCCGGTCATCGGCGACATGGTCGCCTACGGCGTGGCGAGCGCGCTCGTCGAGGTCGGGGCGCTGCCGAACAGCACGCTCGCGATCCGCAAGACCGACGCAGGCGCGAGCACGACCCTCGTCTACGCGATGAAGGTCCCCTACTAGGTGCGAACGACCCGCGTAGACCGGGGCACCCTCCGAGCCCCGCGCCGCAAGGCGAACGGCACGCTCATCGCTGACGGCGTGTTCTCGCGCGCTGGCGTGTTCACGTACATGAACGCTGACGGGTCCGCCCGCCGCGAGCTCCGCCTGCCCGAGGAAGTCTTCCGCCCTGACGCGCTCGAGTCGCTCGAGGGTCTCCCCGTGGTGAATGACCACCCGGCGCCCGGCGTGACCGTACCTCGCGGTAGCGGGCAGGGGATCACGCAGGAGGGCGTCAAGCAGGAGGGCGACCTCGTGGTCGGCTCCGTCGTGGTATACGACGCGCACCTCATCGACGTCATCAACTCGGGCAAGACCGCCCTGTCGATCGGATACTCGGTCGACTACGACCCGACGCCCGGGGTGCACCCGGCGTACGGGAAGTACGACGGCGTGCAGCGCAACATCCACGGCGATCACCTTGCCGTGGTCGACATCCCCCGCGCGCCCGGCGCGCGCCTCCGCATGGACGGGGTGCAGAGTGATTTGGCATCCCCCTTGCTTCCTGACCTGAGTTCGGTCAACCTGTCCTCATCCGCTTCACCAGCGAGGAACGCTCCCATGGACGAACTGAAGAAGCAACTCGCCGCCGCAGCCGAGCAGATCGCCTCGCTGACCGTGCGCGTGGACTCCGCCGACAAGGCGCTCGCTGACGCGAACGCTCGCGCCGACAAGGCGGAGGGCGCCCTCGCCGCCGCGCAGCCGGAGCTCGACGCTCTGCGCGCGGCGCGGAAGGACGAGGAGGATCCTGCGAAGCTGCAGTCGCAGATCACCACGCTGCAGTCGAAGCTCGCCTCCGAGAAGGAGCGCGCTGACAAGGCGAACGACCCGGACAAGTTCGTCAAGGCTGTCCGCGCGCGTACCCGCCTCGAGCGGCGCGCGCAGATGGTGCTCGGACCTTCGGTCCGGCTCGACGTGCTCTCCGACAAGGAGCTCCACGTCGCCTCGCTCGAGAAGCTCGGCAAGCTGGTCGAGAAGGATCGCACCGACGCCTACGTCGAGGCGATGTTCGAGACCGCGGTCGACAGCTTCCTCGCCGGCGCCAAGGCGCTCGACGAGATCAACGCTGCCGTGCGCGCGGACAAGGACAGCGAGCAGGGCAGCAAGGCGCAGTCCGCTCGTCAGAAGATGATCGAGCGCAATCGGTCCGCCGGCGAGATCAAGTAGTCCCCGACCCCCACCTCCGAAGGAACGAGAAAGAACATGTCGCAGACCACCTACCTCCGTGATCA